TAGTTTCATTTAAACATCTTGGTACAACTTCACTTGTTAAATTATAATTTAATTTAATATTATTACCATCAACGTCTGTATTAGTTTCTAATAACTGTAATCTTATACCATTATCTTTTGCTAGTTTGTATGCGTCTAATTGTGTATCTTCATTATAATCAAAAATAATATATTGCCATTCAACATCTAATCCTTTTTTGTGTGCCATCAACATCATATCAAATAACTTTTGACCATCTTGATTTATTCTGTATTTGTGACTATCTTTAGGTAGACCATCTATTCCAAACTTCCATTGTGCTTTGGGATTGGCGTTAAATGCTTTTTCATACCATTCTTTTTTCTTATGACTTGCGGCTGTGTGAACTATTGCTAACTTATTTCTTTCATAACAGATTTTTAAAAAGTCTATAAACTGTGTGTGAAAGATTGGGTCTGATTGTCCACCACAAAACATAATCTTATCAAACTTGTCAAGAACTTTTAGGAACTCATCCATGCACATTTCTTGTTTGACGATAGTATAATCTTCGTCTTGTCTATTACAACCTTTACATTGTAATGTACACTTATGTGTAATATCTAAATTTATTTCTTTACTACAATTTTCCATTAAAGTCTATCTTTGTTCTTACAGTATTTTTTCTATAACCACAATTCTTCTTACAATATTCTGGTGGATTAGTTTCTAGTTTCGCATAAAAACTTTTCCATTCTTTAGAGTTTATTATATCATCTACATTATTGTTTGTCAATAGTAAATGAGGTTGTACTAACTCTGGTATCTCATTTTTGTAATAATCACTCCAACAACATGGTAGTAAATGACCTGAAGTAGAATGTCCTATTGGAAATTGTTTTAAACACTTTGGTTCAAAGTTATATTCTTCTGGCTCTACTATATTTTCATTTTTTCCTCTTTCTGTTTCTACCATAGAAAAAGATATTCCTAAATCTTTTGCCATAGATGCAGCTTCAAATACATCTTCCTCATTGTAATCAAATACAATATATTGCCATCTACATTTCATATTATATTTTTCTTTTGCCATCTTCATGACATCAAATAATTTTTGACCATCTTGATTAATACGATACTTATGACTATCTTTAGGAAGACCATCTATTCCAAATACCCACTCGACATTTGGATTTGCCTTAAATGCTTTTTTATACCAATCTATAGGTTTGTGAGACGCAGCTGTGTGAACATCAACACTTACATTTCTTTCGTGTGTAAGTTTTAGGAAGTCTATAAATTTGGGATGAAAGATTGGGTCAGATACTTGGCCACAAAATTGTACATGATCAAAGTAATCTAGTATTTTTTCAATCTCAACATATGTCATATCTCTACGCTCATATGTGTGAGTTTTATCTTGTCGTGTGCAACCTGCACATAACAAAGTACACCTATGTGTAATATCTAAATTAACTTTTTTCATAACAAAAAATTATGTAAGTAGTAAGTATTAAACGTCCTCGCCTGTCTTACTATCAAATGTTTTTGCATCTTCAAAGAAAGATACTTGTTCATTAAATCCAAAGTCATCATTATCAACATCGCCAATACCTGCTGTCGATGGTGTTGGTGTGACTGTATACCTTTGTTCTCTTTTCGGTGTATTAACTGGCAAGTCAGTGTATTGATCAACTTGAACTTGTTTAATAACTTTGTCTGAAGTGACAGGACCGTATAAGTAAAACTTACATGTAAAGTTTAGTGTATAAATGATTGCTCTTCTTTCGTTGAAGTCACCTCTATAATTATCTTCATAATTAATTGAGTTAAGAATAATTGGTACATCCCTTTTAATTCCCATGTCAGCCATATCATTGATTGTCACTGTATAGTCTGGTTGGAAGTATGGAACAATTTGTTCAATCATTTGTAAAGCATCATCTGATTGTTTTGCCATAGCATACAATTCAAAATCTACATTATAAGGAACTGGCATGTATTGACTATCAATCAATTTTGTTGATGCACCTTTTTGTTTCTTAAACTTTTGAACTCTGTTTAATTTTCTAGCAGGGTCATACGCTAAGTTTTGTAATTCAAATCCTAATCTTGGCAATGTAATTGCAACTTTAGAATCTAAGTTTGCATCTTGGTCTAGTCTAACTAAAAATTTTTGTTTTGGGCCATATGCTAATGGCACCTTCATCTTTTGAATAATATTTCCGTTGTTATCTTTTCTAACAAGGTTGATATTATTAAATATCGTACCGAATGTCACGACCATTCGTCTTATTGTTTCGTGATAAAATTGTTGTCCTAACATTATAATTCTCCAGCATCACCGAATGGGTTTCTTTCAGTGAAATCTAATATTGTATCATCTTGTTCATCAAACAACTCGTTTTGAGCTGTCTTGTCTGTTGACATATCCCCTACTATATAGTCTTCCGTTAATAAGTAGCTATCGTCACCTGAGTCAGCAGGATTTTCTAGAAGTATGTTTTCACCAACCGATGAATTATCATCTTCCATAACTACAGTATCGTTGTCTTCCATTAATAACGAGTCTGTATATGTTCCGTTTGTAAAGAACTCAAGTGATACACTTTCGTTGTATGTAGAAGTTGTCTCAAGAGTGAATTGATGATTTAGAACATCTTGAGTTAACGCATCTTCAATCGCATCAATATTTGCAACACCTGTATTTAATTCTTCTGAACTATATTCAAATTGTTTACATCTTAATTTGTAAACAGGGTTGTTATCTAATTGATGAAATGGTTCATCGTGATCTACGAATGAAACTTCAAATAACTTATTAAGTACAGGATGAAATACTAAATCACCTTCTTTAGGTCTGTTGTTATATGTTCCTAAAGTAGCATCTTCGTTTCTTAAATACGCTGAATCAAAAGTTGCTGACTGTACTCCGAAACGATGTTGTGCAAGTGTACCTGACTCTAATAGGACTGAACCTTCAGTAGTGTCTGTTCCACTTTCTAAATCTAGTTGATGAGCAACATCATCAAATCTTTTTCTATGTACAACAAATGTAATTTCGTTTCTATTTTCTAAACCGAATTGTTGTATTAATTCTTTTTCTCCTTGATAACCACCTTCTGCATCTTCAACATACATTTCAATAGTTTGTTGTTTTTCAAACTTTGAAAGGGAGTCTTCGCCAAAAATATCGTCTCTGGCTTGCAATGTTCTATCCATATAATTAACATCATGACCGTGAATTTGAATTGACTCTCTAATTAGATTAGAGTATAAATCCTGTTCACTTGTCGATGCAGCAAGACCTGATGTTTTAAATGCACTGTTGACAGCCATGGTTATCCTTTAATTATCATGTCTGGGTATTGATGATTATCAATATATTGTTCTATCTCTCTAATTTCGTCTGTTGCTTGTTGGTAAATCTGATCACCATTCATTGTGACCCCACCAAGTAATTGAACATTTTGAAATTTGTTTAAATTGGAACCCCATTGTTTTTTGATTAATGCAGACGCATATCTTTTTAAATATATGTTGTTAAAAATATCAGTATAAGTAGTTGGGTCTAGTTTTCTATAGCATTCAATAATTAAATACTCACCTGCTGAAACTGATTCCCAATCCATATCAATATACAATCTTTGTTGATGTTCAGAAAATCTTATAGGGTTTTGTCCTACTAAAATATGTGAAAGATAATCTAAATGTTGCATTGTCATTTCATAGTGTATCATTGATGTTGATGAAAAATCATACAAATCATTTAGTCTCATTTGATATTTAATATCAAACATATTAGTTGATGCGGCATTGTCAAATGGAAATACTTGTACTACTGAAAGTACAGTTGTTGGCATAGGAATAAAATTATTACCTTCTTTGAAAGTAGCTGTGACTGAAGTATCAGAAACATCTGTTGCTGAAGTTGTTGAGTTTCCTCTTGCTCTAGTTATATCTGCCTCTGTGATTTCATATTTGAGATACATCTTTTCAACTTGATCAAAATGATATGTTGAAAAATATTGTAAAGCCTCATCTATACGATCATCTACTTGATCGTCTGAAACGTTGATGTCAATTACTCCGAACCCTAGATTTCTTAGGCAGTAATCCTTGAATGTACTCTTTGTTGTTGGTATCGCCATTTAATTTTCCTTTTAAGTATTTATCTAAATTCTCTTTTGGCGACCACCCTAATTTTAAGAGATTAGCGTTGTCTGCCGTGTTATCTTTCATTTCACATGGGTCACCTTCTGTAATTGGTACATCATATCCATACTGTTTTACAAGATCAGATATTCTTCTTCCTGTTCCTGTTCCCACATTATAAACTAATTCATCAAGATTGTCAAAGTTGTCCATTTTTAGAAATAGTTTTATGCAATCTACTACATCATTAACATGAACAAAATCTCTAGTATGATTAGTAGAGTATTTAAGTTTTCCTTTTAACATCAAAGGTAGTAGCATTGTCTCTCTACCATTATCACCATAAACATTAGAAAATCTTAAACCAACAAATCTTCCATAAACATTTGCCATGTCTTCCATTACTTTTTTAGAAGTACCATATGGCGACTTCCACCATTCTTTCACACATGACGATGAAGCATATACGCATTGTGTATTAAACTTATTGCATAATTCAAATAGACGACTCGATTTTACTACATTGTTTTCATACCATTTGTTGGGGTCTTCCATACTTGCCCGAACATCTGCGTATGCAGCTAAGTGAACAATCTTGTTTACTTTTTTAACAATATCCTCAGTAATATTACCGACATCATAATCATCTACATGATCAAATCCTAAGACAATGTGACCTTCACTTACTAACGACTGTCTAAGATGAGACCCAATAAATCCTTTATCACCTGTAATCAAAATAATCATTGACAATCCAATCTAAATATTCTATAATATAACATATTTATAATACCAGAATGGATGATACATTGTCAAGAGTTATTTACAGCATATATATTGATATACCTGAAAAAGAGTTGGATTTCTTTGATAAAGCAATAAGAAGAGAAAATGAGACTCCTACTAACATCAATACTAAAAAGAAATTTAAAGAACATTATAGTAGATTAGTTGAATGTAAAAAGAAATATGCAGAATCAATTGGTGCTGATTTTAAACTATTTGAGTATGATGAAAAGTATAAAAACCTAAAACAATTCTATAATACAAACTATCCTTTTATTACTTCATACAATATTGTGAATGAATATAAGATTCATTTACTCTATGATCTTGCAGAAAAATATGATGAAGTATTATACTTAGATTTTGATACTGTTCCAATGACAAATGAATCTTTTTTTGATGCATGGGATTTAAGTAAAGGTATAGCAATCGTGCATAACAACAAACAGATACGACACAGTGGTCAAACACTTTTTGATATTAAAGGAACAATAAGATCACCCTCTGCAAAATATTTTAATGCAATGGCAATGTTAGAAGAAACAGATTATGACCCTCAATGTAATGTTGTTAACACAGGGATTATTGGTGCAACAAAAGAAAGTTTGAATAGACTAGGCTTTTTTGTTGACATTGATACAACTTATGATATAATGAAGTATCTAAAAACAGAGGAATATAAATCAGATAGTATGTATCCTAAAAACATAACAGATACATTTGGATTTGATAATGAAACTATCTTTTCATATAAACTAGTATCTAATGAGGTGCCAGTACAATGGTTAGATAGTAAGTGGCATTATTTTTACGATTCGGAATTACACATTCCTAAAGATACAAAAATAATCCATGCGATTAATAAAGAATTTGATTATTGTTGGAGAGCATATGAACGATCTAATATTTAGCATTTACACAAAGATTACTGACACTACAAAAAAGAGAAGTCATAACTCAATACAATTCGAAAAACATTTTCATCGATTAAGAGACGGTTTAAAAAATTATGCTGAAATATGTAATGCAGATTTTAAATTACTAACACCAAACTCTACTAAGTATGATGATTTAAATATATACAAGATTCAAAAATGGGAAGAGTTTTGTAATGAGTATGACAGAGTATTATATCTTGACTTTGATGTTATTCCTAATACCAATATTAATATATTTGACAAATTTGATTTTAATAAATTTATTACTCATTTCATTCCTATTGATGATTTTAATGAACGAGTTGGATTAAGAACTAAATTAGAAACTAGACATGAGTTTTCTATTAGAACACAATCAAAAGAATATAAAGATCAATTAAAAGAACTAGATGAATATCATTGGTTGATTAAAGGTCTAATGAAAAAAGATATGATGAAAGTAGATGGTGTACCACTTACTCAGAATGTTATTGTTAATACAGGAATATTTGGTGGTAATCATATTGCAAGAGATCAACTTAAATTTTCTGAGAGAATGGATGAATGTAAAAAACTAATTGATAGTATTAAACATATTGATAAAAGATATTTTTATAACAATGAAGTTTTTGCTTCTTATATGATAGACAAATACAAAGTACCTGTTCTTGATGTTCCCCCACATTGGCATGAACTAGTATTAACAGATACAGTAGATGCAAGAATAAAATACTCTTGTCTAGTACATGTTATCACAAAAGATTTTGAGAGAGTTTTTAATATTTTAGATTCTTAAACAGGAATTTCTGTTATCTCTTTTAATTCAAGTAATATACTTAATACTTCAAGAGGTGTTTTTGCTTTTCTAAGTCTTGTTTTTCTTTCTCTATCGTTAGATGACTTAACCATATCTAATTCAAATGCAGCTAACTTAATAATAAACAAATCTTCTTTTTGTTTTTCTACATCAAAATCTTCAAACAATAATTGTAATGTTTGTCCAAAAAACTTAGTATCTAGTTTTGCTGATTGTGTATCGGAGTCATAATAAGCAACAGGGTCAATAATTAGTCCGTCTTGTTTTGCAATTTTAATAGCAAACTCACGCCACATTTTTTGTTGACCTTTCATTCTATTCCAAGTGTTCTCATGCATTTCATCAAGAGTTGTTAACTCGAAAAGTTTTGTAATGTAAGGGTGTTCTTTGCCGTCGTCTGTTGTATCTTCTAGATTTACTGTAAAGTGATCTAACTCTTTATCTACGTTTCCATGACCATCTGGGTTCTTCCAATATATTTTACAAACTGTTCTATCGTTATTGATAAACTCTGCGTGAGCAAAAGTTTCTTTTGTAAGATTTTTAATTGTAGAATCTTCGTTAGAGTAATTCGCAACTTTTATCTGTGGGGTTGTTTTAACAGGTTTAACCACTTCATGGGTTGCACCATCGTTTGTGCTTACTTTCATAATATACTCCTAATAATATAATTGTTATTCTAAGTTAACCTTAAAGTTATATGTTGTGACAGCAGCTGAAGAACCACTAGGAAACTTTTGTGATCTGTAATCATCACCACCAACAAATCTATTTGTTTCAGAACCAGAACCATCCATTTTGGTATCAACCATTGCTGTTCCTCTTGAGTTTCCACTACCATTAATGTTGTATCTTAAATTATGACCAGAGGCAACATCATCTGAAGCTGCTAAGTCTTTAATATATTCTGCAAGATAACCTTTGAATGTTGCAGCTGCATATTCATTTAAATTACCACTGGCATCTACCTGTAAAGGTAATTTACCTGTAGCGTCAACATCAACTCCGTTTCTTACATGCATGTAATAGTTATTTACTGTTTCATTATGATCTTGAAAAGAACCTGATGAACCAATTTGACCTGATGTGTATTCTGATATATCTGCGATTGTATCTGTTAAGACTGCCGTTGTAGAAACATTGGTATGATTTGATAAAGATGTTCCTGTTGATATTGTATATGTTCCACCGTAATCTCCAGCAGTTGCTTCTGAAGAAGCCTGCATTAAAACTAGAGCAGGTTTAATAAATGTATCAACAAAATCTGTTTCAGTCATTGCTTGTACTGCACCTGCTGAACTATCATAGTAGCAAGGGAACAATCTATTGTTCGTATCACCTGTCACACTTGGGTTAGTGACAGTCACAACAATATGATTGAAAGCAGTTGTCACTGTATCAAGAGCACCTGAACCTGGGTGTGAAGATGCTTGTTGTGCTGCGGCCGATGATCTAAATCTAGTGTCGTTCATCGTTGTACCAATATTACCATTACCTGCGTCAACAGTTATCACAACTGATTTACTTTGTGAATATTGATAAATGGCTTGTTGTTGCCATTTCAATAATTCTGCAGCTGACATTTCTTTCAGCTCATCACTAGCGTAATATAATGGGTTTCTTGCTGTCATAATCTTTCCTTTATACTATATTCCTAACGAATTGTCAACCATTAAATGGCAGCATGTCCGTTTACTGTTTTCAATGTAGAACCAGAAGAGTTTTTAATCAATAGAATACTATCTGGCGTTGCGTGAAACTTACCAGTTGAACCTACGATTTTTGCTTTTTCTGTAGCTGCTTCTGAATTACCACACTTAAATGAAATTTTAGTTGCATTACTAGAAGCTGAGAAATCACCTTCTGCAACTGCTTCAATAGCAGCAGCAACTAATATCGCATCTGTTCCTGTACCTTCATCTGGTGCTTGAAATCTTAATGCACCGATAACATCGTTAGCGGCCATATCAGTTTCACCAGTTTGTAATGTTAGTACAATTGGTTTATCATCTGCTGTTGCTGTGTGTTTGAATTTTAATCCTACATCAGCATCGTGTGTCATTGTAATTTCTGAGTCTGAACCGAAAGTCACTATGGCACCATCAGACGCAAGAGTTAAATCATCACCTACGCTAACATCACCTGAAACTGTTAAATTACCAGCTGAACTTAAACTCATTTTCTCTGCAGCCGCTTCTGAAGCAGCAGTTTTGAAACTTAATTTTGTTGCGTTGTTAGATGAACTAAAGTCACCTTCTGATACTGCTTCGATTCCAGCCGCAACTAAAATTCCGTGTGTTCCTGTAGCTGCTGCTGTTGCGTGGACAGCTCTTTTTCCACTTACATCACGGGCAGAGATATCTGTTTAACATGTTTGTGATGTAGGTATAAG